TTAATTCATTGTAAGCTACTTTATAATGAGCTAATTGCATTGTTTTTTCACTTAATTCTTGTGCGATTAAGTCGATTGGTTGTAATTTGTTATCCATTTATTAATTCCTCCAATTTGTTGTTTTAATATTTTATTTTCTTCTGATAATTCTTGAATAGCTTTAATAAGATAAGGTATCATCTCGAATGGTTCATAAGAGTATATTCCATCGGGATTTTCAACAAAAGCATCATGCATATATTTTTTTACATCTTGTGCCATTATTCCCAATTGAATATCTTTAATTTGTTCTTTATAATCCCTTGTGAATGAGTAAGTTTTAAACTTATTAATTACATCAAGTGCTTTTATTTCGCTTTCTTTGATATTAGTTTTAATTCTTCTATCAGAAGCCAAACTATCAATTGTTATCCAGTCATATCCTGAATTTATACCATATAAATATAACCAGTTTTTATTTTTATCTATTTTTTTATAGATAGGGGAATGCATCCACAATCCTATTGGATTTTTCTCATCATCTCCCCAATAAATATTTCCTGTGACTTTTAAATTACCGTGGATAATAGGTGTCTTCCAGAATTCAGCTTGATTGTAACAATACATTCTACCATTTTCTTTTACAAACCAAGCATCATCACCTACTTTATCCCACTGAGTCCCCCAGTTAACCCATAAGGCTGTTTGTCCCCAGTTTCCACCACCGTTAGACATTCCAACGTAGAATTGATTAGTTCCTGTTAGCCAGTATTTGGAAGGATCTTTCTCATGCGTCCCAATTTGAAAACCACCTATGTATCCTTTATAAGATGATAATAAGTCTGTATCTATTTGAGTAGACTTGATTTTAACAGTTTGTAAAGATTTGATGAAAGCATCTTTTGCCCAAAGTTTAGTGATGAAGGCTTTATGCGATACTAAGTTGTCGATTAATCCATCATCTATTTCTACATGCTTAGCTTTGACTGCATTAGCTGCAATAATTTCTGAAGTTATACTTCCTGCTTTATGGTGACCAGTTTCAAGCGTCTTAGCTTTAATCTGTCGACCCTCAATTGAACCATCAACAATTAGTTCTGCTGATTTTTTCTTGTAGATTTTAGCATTTTTAAAAGTAATATTTGTGAAATTACTCCAATCTGGCTGTTGTAATCCTAATCTATACATCACTACTTCTTCATTTAACCCGTTAATTGTTAAGGTTGTTTTAAGTGGGATTATAGAGTTAGAATACTCACCTCGTGCTTTTAATCTCGAAGTAATCCACGTCCATCTTCCTGACTTATATTTTACTGCGATAATAAAATGTAAATCGTGTCTTAGCGTTCCACTCCACGTTCCAACCCCCTCAATAATAAATTGGTCTCCATTATTTAACTTATCTGAAGTAATTTCTGGAGTTATCCAAATATCACGGTTTGAAGATACAACACTTTCTCTGAAATTAACATCTACTAAATTCTCATTACTTGGTGTGATAATAACCCTATCAGAAATAGCTTGGATACTTTCTGGACTAACTGAAAGCATACTTGCAAGGTTTCTTCCATCGAACACTTGATTTGAGCCAAAGTCAATCTTATCAGGACCAACTCTTAGCTGTGAGTGTCTTACAGTATCGTTCAATGTGCTAGTAACTGTATTCAATGTTTGTGTGGCTGTTTGCTTCCATGAGTTTAACTCGTTGACATTTTGTTCTACATCTTCTGGAGCTGGTGTCCAGTCAGTAGCAATATTCCCTTTTTCTAATTTAGGTAAACGGATGTATATTTTATCTCCGTTATCGAAAGCAGCTGTAGGGTTGTAAAATACAAATGCAAAAACATTAGTAAACTTGTTAATGAATGTGTGAGATATTTTTTGCCATTCAGTTGTAATATCTACTTGCTTTAATCCGTTAGATTCAAAACCAACATTACTTAATGTCATATTCCTACTAGCTTTAATTTCAATAGACCATGTTAACGTCTCATTTTGGAATTGAGTTTTAACTAAATCTGTTAAATTAAAGTAAAAACCATAAGTATCACTACCGTTAACTTTAGTTAATATGATTGTATCTTCTGATACTGATTTGTCCCATTTATTCCAACTGTAAAAATTCTTTGAGTTTAAATTTTTACTATCAGTAATATAGTTTCTCCCACCAACACTAGTTGGAATAATGTTCCTAACATTACTAATCTCACGACTAAAACTATTAGCTGTTTCTTGAACTTTGTTTTCAACTACAGATGCAGTTGCATAACCTTTCTCGTTAACCCAACTTTCAATGCTACGTCTTGCAGCAGTCAATTGATTAGCTGTGTTATTTTGTACCCACATTTGCATGTTAGCAACTCTTACTCCGTCTTGATTTTTGTAATTCTCTAACGCTGTTAATTGGTTGGTAATACCTCTAGCACTTTCAGTAAACTTGCTACTAAATTCTGTATTCTTAACAAAATCTTTATTATCAATAATTCTATTGATTTCAGTTCGTTCACGGCTTAATTGATTAGCAGTATCTCGCTGAACCCATTGCTTCAATGTTTCAGTTCGTGTGCTGTCTTGATTCTTGTATTCCTCAAGTGATGTAATCTTGCTTGTTAGTCCGTCTACACTTTTAGTAAATTCAGCCTTAACTGCGTTTAATCCATCTTCATTTTTCTTTTTAACTGCTGTAAATTCTCTTGTTATGCTAGTTTCAAGTTCAGTAACTTTACTAGTAGCACCGTTAACAAGTCCTCTAAGCTCTACAACTGTTTCATTGTTAGAAATATCTTGGATGTTGCTAACTCTATCAGATAAGGCTTGAATTTGTTTAGTTGCTTCAACTCTATTTTTACTTATTTCTAAGTTTGTAGCTTGAAATTGCCTGTTGTAGTTTTCTACAGTTGTTGATACTTGGTTTCTAACCTGGTTGACTTTTTCATCAAAGGCTTCACCCATTTTTCGAAGTTTTTCCTCACTGGATAATTGCGCTTTTTCAGCTCCTGTTTTTACTGCGTCCTCAATAACTTTAGATTTCTCATTAAAGTATCTGTCAAATGCTGCGTCTTGTTCAGCAATCAAAGCATTTATTCTAGCTAGTATCGAATCATTTTGCGCTTGTAGCGATTCAATTTTAGCTGAATTACTATCTGTAAAGCTACTTCTACCATCTCCCACTTCTATCTCATGATTTTCTTCAAGGATAACATCCCAAATTACCTTAACTACTTTCGCATTTTCATTTAATATTCCCAACTCGCTGTAATAAACTTTTAATCTGTCGCATAAATCTATCTGTTCAAGTGCTGGGTTATCAAATACGCCCTCGACTTTTGATAAGTCTTGGTAGTTGATCTTTAAGTTAGTTTTCGGTACACCTACATTATTATTTTTAATGTAACTTTTGGCTTTGCTTCTTAACTGCTCTACAGTCTTAATATTTTCATCGCTTGAAAAATCAACTTTTAAAATTCTTCTATGTGTGAACTTATTTAAGTGTGTGCTGTCAAGGAGTATTTCTGGCAATGTTATTAATTGCTCCCTGTTATTATCATCAGTATATTTTTTAAAAGGAAAAACCGAAGTATAAGTTTCAAGTATTGATTGCTCTTGTTCTAAGTCTAACAAGTTTTTACCATAAGCAATTATGGTTGGGTTATCAATCCCCATGATTTTATGAAGTGTAATATTTAAGTTGTCAAACTCGTATTCACCACCCCACACGTCAAGGATTGAACCTGCTTTACCTCCTAATGCGTCACGGGCGTTTTCAATGTTTTCAACTTTCCATGTTGTTGAATTTAACGTGCCAATATCAGATTGAACGAAGAACTCCTCACGACTATCTAACAAGTTATCACGCCATGCTGTCAAGGCACCCATAGCACTAACGCTAGTAAGTGTTATATCTGGTCTGATAGCGTTCATAGTAGTTTTAACTTGTGAGATATGTTGGCAGTAAATTTTAAATTCATTTTGTGTTTTAGTGATCTTTGAAACTACAAAACGTTGATTTTTAGTTCTGTAACCTGCGTCACTTTTGATATACATTCCCTCTTTAATTTTCTCTACGTCTTTTCCGTTGACTGGATAATCAAATTCAAGAATGTATATACCGTTTTTTTCTCTTGAAACGTAACATTTAGAAGCGTCAGATAAAACTGACACCCCCAAATGTTCAAAATTAGTTTCATTTGCTTTATATAAAATAGGATAAGCCATTAAACTAACGCCTCCCATCTTGGGGTTATTTCAACAACAAATGAGTTATTGTCCCATGAGATTCTGTTATCTCCTATTTCAAGGTGTGGAAATGGATAAGTGAACACTTTATCGTACTGAGGTTCTTTGTTGTCCCAATGAGCGGACTGTGTTTCACAGTCAATAACAATGTGCCCACTAACCCCTTTTAACCTAAATATTTGAGAATTGATATTTAAATTAATATCTCCAGTACCTCTTAATTTAATAAGCGGATTAGCTTTTCTTCGTTCTGGATTTCTTAGTATTTGTCCATTAGAAACTGTTATCTTATTAAGTCCTGTTTTTAGATATTTAATAGGGTGTAGTTTAAAATTTAAGATACATTTCTTCTTGCTTGTTAATGTTCCCTCAATTTTAAACGTTTCATAAAAGTACGCTTTATAAAGATATTCACTATCCCAACTTAAGCCAAAATCATACCATTTTGGCTTTATGTTGATAAGATAATCATTTAATTTATTAATTATGTTTTGGACGTCAGCTTTTTCATCGTATATTTTAAACGGGAAAGTACGTTCAACTACTTTCAATCGTTTATTATCTTTAATTTTCGCACCGTTCACACCGTCTATTTCAACTAAATCTACAGTTTGAGAAGAAGATTCCAGTTCTATTTCATCTACTAATCTTAATCCTAACTCTTTTGTATTCAGTTGATTGTAAGTAATATATTTAGTTATCATAGTCTGTCTTTCTCCTCCTTAATTAAGAATTTTATTTGCTCATATAATTTACGAACATCTTCTTCAGAATTTGTGCTTAAATTCTCTATGTGAAGCAACGCTCCAAAGTTGCTTGTTTTGTTGTTAGTAACGTTGTTACTACTTCCACCTGCTGTTGCAAATGATGGAACACCTTTAAAACTTAACATGTTCTCAGGTACAAAGTTAGGTTTAAATTTATCAATTGCTCGTTGATAAACATCGAACGCTTTATTTAATGCTGGCATATTCTTAACCATACCTGTAGCAACTCCACCTGTTAAGTGGTGTCCTGTTCTTTTCTGTGTAAGTCTTGATGGTGAGTGAATTTGTGCCTTAGCTCTCAACGCTCTGTCAACTTCGTTAATAATTGCGTTAGCTGCAGCAGTCACCGCTCCTAAAGCAGAATACATACCTTGAGCAACACCATTACTTACTTGTGCTCCCACATTATAAGCAACTGGCACTATGCTTTGACCTACGCTTTGAACTGTATTCTTGATACTTTCCATAGCTGAACGAACGTTACCCTCGTTACTTCTTAAGCCGTCAGCAATATTTCTTCCCGCTTCTTCACCTGCTCTACGTCCCTCTTGAGCCATTTGTGAGGCTGTTTGTTGGAGTGTAGATACAAATTGTTGGCATGTGCTTTGAATAGACCCTAAAGCACTATTCATTGCTGAAGAAATGGCACCAGCTAACCCATTCATCGCTCCACTAATGCTTGCAACCATACCAGATACTGTCGCTCCAACGGATGAAATCGAAGTACCTATCTGATTAATCTGACCTGCTACGCTAGTTGCTGTACTTCCTACTTGTGATAATGCACTAGTTAAGCCACTAACTACACCAGTTAATGCACCGATTGAAGCTGAAGTTGTTCCAAAACTTACTGCTAAGCTTGAAAGCACAACACCAAATGCACTAATCGATACAGTAACAGAACTTACTGCTGTTCCAATGCTTGTTATTTGACTATTGAACGCATTAATTGAACCGCTGGCAGTCATAAGTCCAGCTAGTGAAGTAGTGATGTTAGTACTAAATAATTGAACGGCTGTTGAAGTTGTTATCAAGATAGGCGGTAAGGCATTTAATGAAGTAGTTAAGCTTGTTATTAATGTTGGTAATGCAGTAAATGCTCCTTGAACAGAAGTTGCTGCTTGACCTAACATTGATAATCCACTTGCCATGGTTTGCATACCTGCTCCAGCCGTTGTCATTTCTCCAGCATGAGCCGTTATTGCACCTACTCCAGTTGCCGTTGCTGTTAATGTAGCAACTAAATCACCTAAACTTAAATCAACAAGAGTTTTAACCCCCTCTGCAAATAATCTAAATCCATTACCTGCTTTTTCGGCTGATTCACCAATACTTTGAATAACGTTTGCCACTCCGTCAAGTACAGTTCTTATTGAATTACCAATTGAATCAATAACTTCTTTAATTCCATCACATACAGTTTTAACTGCATTTCCGAATTTCTCAAAGGCTGTTCCAACGCCCTCTAATACTGATTTTATTGAATTACCTACTGATTCAATCACGGAACCTACACCCTCAAGAGCTGACTTAATAGCATTACCAACTGAATCAATAATGCTTGCTACTCCTTGTAAGGCTGATTGAATAGCAGTTCCAACTGAAGTAATTACAGTACCAACTCCCTCAAGAGCCAGTCTTACTCCGTTACCAAAACCAGTAAAGGCTGAACCTAATCCCTCAAGTACTGACTTAATGGCAGTACCTACAGATTGAATAACCGTTCCAATTCCCTCAAATACTAACCTAATTCCATTACCAACGCTTTGAATAGCTGTTCCAACCGATTGAATAACGCTACCTAATGAAACTAAAACGGCTGATAAACCAGTTCCTAAAGCAATAATAACTTGAGATACGGCACTTCCTAAGGCTTGAAAGACCTTAGCAACTCCATCTCCTTGAGTTCCTAAAAGTGCAAGTCCAGCACACACCATAAGAATAGCTCCACCCAATGCAAGCCACGTTGGTGGTGGCACCATTGCAATGGCACTTCCTAATCCTTTAAAAGCAATAGCAAGTCCAGTTCCTATACCTTGCGCAGCAGTTGAAATTCCAGTACCTAAAGCAGTAAGAACGGACGGAACACCGCTCAATGCTGTTTTGATACCCTCACCAATTCCCTTAGCTGCAGTACTTATTCCTTTACCTGCTGATTCTATAACCTTTCCTAAACTCTCTATTATTTGAGATACAGTACTTTTAGTTTCTTTAGTTTTCTTCGTAACTTCATCTAACGATTCAGTAGCGTTTTTCTTGAATAATTTAAACGGGTTTAACCCCTTAATTAAATCAAGTCCTTTAGTTGCTAACTTGATAGCTTTTAATGAACCTACAATTCCTAACAATGAATAAGCAATGGCACTAATCACACTAGGTGGAAGTGAAGCTATTAATTTAGCAAAGCCACTAATCACTTTCGCTACTACGTTTACAATTAAACCTAAAGCATGTGCAAAGGTGCTAATTGCTCCACTATTTGCCAAAGCTGTAACAAGGTTAGTTACTGCCTTTTGAATGTTTTTAAAAGCACTTAAAACGGCACTTATCGCTCCACTATCATTCAACCCTTTCCATAGTTCTTTAGCTACTGTAACAACATTTTTAATTGAAGTAGCTATTCCATTAACTACTCCATCAATATCGATACTTTCTAAGAAACTACCTAACTTTTCAGCAAAGTTTCCGAAATCAACTTTTTCTAACGCTTCAACAACTCCAGTTATTGCTTTAATACCGAATTTATTAAACTTTTCAAAAGCTGGTTGAAGTTTAACTGCTAAACTTTCTTTTGCTCCATCGATGGCTTGGTCTATTGTTTTAAACTCGGTCGCCATTTTACTGAAATCAGCATTATTACCAACTTTCTTAATGGCGTTGAAGAAATCTTCTGTTTTGATTTTACCGTCTTGAACACCTTTAACAAGTTCTTCTAAAGACATCCCCATTTCCTTGGCAATTGCCGCCATACCTGCTGGGGTTTGTTCTAACATCAATTTAAAGTCTTGCCATGCTACTTTTGGCTTCGCCGCCATCTGAGTGGCTTGTTGAGATAGTGTCTTCATGGCTTGTTTTGGATTTTCTGCCGCTGCTGCTAATCCACCAAAACCAGTTACTAATTTGTCAGTTTCCTTAATCCCTACTGCTGCTAACTGCGAATAGGTTTGTGCCATATCTGACGCGCTGTAAATAGTCTTGGTGGCGTAATCTTGCATAACGCCCTTAGCTTGTGCGATTTCTTCCTTAGACTTACCAATCATTGACATGTTGCCTTCGAAAGTTTTCCACGCTTTAGCTGAGCCGTTTAATTCAGTCACCATTCCTCGTATTCCGTTAGAAATACTACTGATTCCTGCACTTATTCCAGCACTTACTAAATTAGCTCCTAACACACTTTTAAAGACAGATCCTGCTTTATTCCCAGCACTTTCCAGGCCATTCAAAGCACTTTTTAATCGTCCGATACCTGATGTGGCGCCTTTCTCATTTAAGTCAACATCTATTTTAACTTTACCTTCTGCCATATATTAACCTCCTTTCTTTTAAACTAATCATTGATAGGAAGTTCATACTGACGTTGTAGTTTTCGCATGTGCTCCTTATATTCAGAACTATCATGTTTTGACGGTTTGTAAGACCTAATCTTTACAACTTCCATAAATTTAGTATTATCTGGAAGTCCATTTAATAAGGCGTTAAACTTTCTCCAATGCAACTTACCTTGCATTTCAATTAAATCAATATTGTATGCTTGTAAAAAAGAAGCAAAAATATAGTCTGAATCGTATTTCAAACTATATAATTGCTCCTGTTCTTCTTCTGTTTCCTTAACTGGCATAGGGTTGCCAGTTAAATCATATTCTACTGAATTAAATTCTTCATTCTTGATATGCTCTTTTATTACCTCGTCTAAAAATAAAACTACGTCCTCTATTGAGTATTTCTCAAATGATTCACCCGTTAACATTAATAAGGCAAAGTGTGGTTTCTGATAATCTTCAAGATCACTAGAATTAAGCATATCAAACAACCTAATTACATTATCAAAGCTAAGATTAAGCTTATAAACTTCTCTACCAACGATTAATTCATCTTCTAATTTATAAGCTAAATTAAGCATGATTAATATCTAGATACTTGATAAAATTATCGGCTGTGAATGAATTTTCCATTTCATCAGCAATACCTTTAATCGTTTGAACTACTGCTAAAAATGTAGGAATACATGATCTACCGCATGCATCATAAACACGGTTAAAAGTATCTTCATCAAATAATTTCACCCACAAATCTTTCGCTAAATCTTTAACAATTTTTAAATCGGAAGGAGTTCCACTCAGATTTGATAATTTTTCTTGTAACTTTTTAGCATAATCTTTTAATTCTACTAACTTTTCTACATTTTCATCACTTACCACAAATCTAAGTTCAAATTCTCCAAAATCAACTGGAATTACATTTTCAAATTTCTTAATTACTACCATACTTATTTAACCTCCTAAATTATGCTACTGCTGTTTGTTTTGGTAATGATACCCACTTAATCGTACATTCAAAGTTTTCAAAGTCACTTGCGTCACCGTCTCCAGCTTTAATCTTAGATACAATTGCTACTGCTTCCCACGCTGTCTTACCATCTGAAGATACAACCTTGAACCATACTTTTCTATCATCTCCAACCTTATATCTAAGGTCAGCGATTAGTTTTTGTGCGTCATCTTCTACATCGAAGTTCCCCTCAAATGAGAAACCAGCTTTAACTGATTTTACTGTTTCTTCTGGTGTACCATCTCCATCGTACCATGCTACATCGTCAGTATCTTCATCTGTTTCATCGTTAACAGTTTTAATATATTTTGCTAACAATTTGTACTGTTCTTTTGTCGGTGCTGTTGTAGCATTCGCTTTATCGAAAGGTGCTACAAAATGCTTTCTTAATGCGTTTTTTTGTCTAGCCATTTAATAAATCTCCTTCAATTTCTAATTTTGCTACTATGCGTAGCGTATATATAAAGTAGTCTTGTTCATCTCGTCCATTTACGGCTGGCTTACCAACATCAAGACTTAAGAATTGATAAGTACCGTTATTACTAGGTAATTGCAAATTAAATTCAGATAATGCTGAATGAATAGTCCACATAATAGCATTAGCCTTTTTATTTTCTAAGCTTTTTACAGCAATCTCAAAAGGTAAACTAATTTCTTGTGTACTGTCCATGAATAATTGCTCCACTCGGCCACCTGATATTAAATTGATTACTAAATCATCTTTTTCAGTAAAATAATCTAATCTTGCTTCAAGTGGTAAATTTAACGAATTTACAAAATCGCAAAGTACTTCTTGAAAATCAATGTTGTTAATCATCTTATTCCTAATCCTTTCTTAGCTACTTCTTCCCAGTTTTTCATGTTGTCCTTAGATGCTTTCTCAGACCATTTTTTACCAGTTCCTGGAGTAGTGTATTTCCTGAAAGTAACTATTCCATTATCTCCGTAGAATTGAGCTCTAGCATATACAGTATTCCAATATATAGCACTTCCATCTAATCCTACTGAACCACTAGCTCTAAGGAGTCCTCCATCATCTAAAGGAACATATGGATCACTATCCAATAGTATCTGATTTGCCACTATTTGACGACATCTTCTTACATTTCCTGGGCCGAATTTTTTCTCCATAGGAGATAAGTCATAAGATACTTTCATTGACATCTAAATCACCGTTATTTCGTAAGAAAATACCTTTCTACCTAAGTAATTAGTTTCAAAACTGATTACCTTATATTCACCATGTTCATCAGTAATGTTAGCTTGAAGCCAACTATCATCAACTACTACATTAGCAAATTTAGGATAAATAAATATTGTTCCTGATCTATTTCTTGTAATATTCGTTAGATTTTGAGTATTTGTAGACTTATCAATCGAACTCCTATCAAATCTCACATTATGTAGTTCAAAAGGTTCTTGATAAGTGAATTTACCCCACTTATCTTTTTCTCCAATTAAACTAACTGACACAGAATCTGTTAAAAGGCGCTTATCTATCATAGCAAACACCTCTATATCCGAATCCAACGCTTTTAAGCAAGTTCATAGTATCTAACGCTAAATTAAACTTACTAGCTTCAGCCTTAGCTGAACTACTTCCACCATCACCATAATTGATTGTAGTTCTACCAATACTCACACTACCTAAAGAATGTTTATCTTCAGCTGTAAGTATTCCTGTATCATTCAAGTAGCGGATTTGATTAGCAATAGCAAGCTTTACTGCATGCTTTCTAGGCGGGAAATCATCTTCTAAGTTGTTATTTTGATAAAAGTAGTTAGTGTATAAATCTACTGCCATTTCAGCTCTTTGCCTTAAATCTGAAAAATCATCTACTTCTGCAAATCCTAGTTCTTTATAGTCTTCTAAAGTAATATAATTCATTTTTTAACCTCCAAAAAAGAGGCCGAATTATTCAACCTCTTTAGCTTCTTTTTTCTCTTCTACTGGAGTAGGGGCTGGAGATTCCTCCTTAACTTCCTCCTTAACTTTTTCTAGGTTAGTTAAAGCTCCTTCACCTAATGATTTTAAAATGTCTTCAGCACGTTTTTCTGTGATATCCAGTTCTGTGCCTTTCTCTACTTGTTCATAAGTATCTTTATCTGTGAAATCTACATTTACTAAGTATTTAACCATCGTTATTTCCTCCTATTATGCTAATGGTGTAGTGCTTGTTACTTTAATAATTGCTTTCTTGTTATCATCAAGAACGAATGTACCACCTTTTGCAGCAGCTTGAAGTTTAACACCGTCAAAATCTTCAGCTTCTACTGTTCTAGCAGTTTCAATTCCGATGAATGGAATAACAATTCCATCTGGAGAGAAGATCGCAACAACATTATTTTCAAAGTATTGTTCAGGCACTACAATTAATTCAATGTTTTTATATTTTACTAATCCGTTAGTATCAATATTTATATTTGAACCTTTTGATTTGTTAGTTGAAGCCATATCAATAATAGCATTATAAACTTGCGCTCTGATATAACATTTAATTGGTGCGTTGATTTCAGTGTTAGTCACGTAAGCATTAACTTGGTTAAATAGTTTCTGAATATTAGTTTCATCAAGTTTAGCAAGCTCTTTTGATTCTCCTGCATTTGTTGATAAGAATTTTCCGATTCTTTTATTAATTTCTCTAGTTTGTGCTTCTGAGTGTAATCTTAAACGGTCTGCTACAGCTGCGTTTAAATCATTATTAACGGTGTAACGGTCAAGTCCCTCATGAATTGCTAGTGTGTAGTCATAACCTACTTCTGTGTCTTGGTAAACCACTTCTTTTAATTCACCGAAACGACTTCCTAATCCTGTTCCTGCTCCGAATACTTTTGTTGAATCAGCATTGTAAGTCCCTACTACTACAGGCGTATTATTAGTTTTAACCATAAAAGCCTTAGAATTATATTGAACTCCATCTAACGTTTGAATAGGTGCTAACGCTCCTGCAAATGCTTTTTGTACACCAAAAATTGTAGATAACACCTTAGTATATTGCGGTGTATATACTCTTACTGGTAAATTATTATTGTTTGTTGACATATTTTAAATTCCTTTCTTTACTGTGTATATTGGTCTATAATTGCTTGGAACGGGTCAACACTAGCTGTTCCGTTTCCGTTAGGGTTGCCACCAACTGTGATTTGTGGTGTAGTTGGTTGTTGTTCTTGTTCAAATAAGAAAGGCTTGCTTTCTTTTAATGAATTAACCACCTCATCAAGTTTAGGTTTCCCGTCTTCTCCTAACTCAACCTTATCAACATCGATAAGTTTCATTAGAACATCGCTATCATGCGCTTTAACATCTTTTAATGCTAATGCGATAGCGTTTGTTTTATTGATTTGTGCCAACTTATTATCACTATCTACCTTGAACTGATTGTATTCTTCTTGTAATTTCTCTAAAGCCTGTTTAGCTTCTGAATTAACGTCATTACTTTTAGTTAACTCTTCAAGTTTATTTTTTTGTGATTCAAGTTGTGCTTTTAATGTGTCATTCTCTGCAGTTAGTTCTAACTTCACTTGATGTCTTGCTTTCTCCAACCCTGCACCGTACGCTTGCATAATTTTATCGATTGCATCCTTATCAGTTACTCCTGCTTCGACTAACATATCTCGTTTTAAGCTCATATTTTAAGCTCCTTTCGTTTTACGTCCAGTAGACTTTATTAATTAGCACTGTGACACCGTGCAAGGCATAATAAAAAGACCTTTTAACGTCATGTCTAGGACGAAAATGGAAAAATCAATCAAATTTTCCATTTTAAATTGTATTTTTATATTGAAAATGGAAAGTAAGCGATTTAATTCCATTTTGGCGTAATAAAAACACCTAGTAAATTTACTAAGTGTTTATCATTTTATTTTTATCTAGGAAGTTCAAATCCAGGTGAAGAAATTAGATTTTTAATTTTTTCTTGTGCTTTATAAATTATATCAGGAGTTTCATCTTTAAAAACCTTTTTCAACTCACCATTTATTACCTTATAACTTACATAAGGATCGCACATCTTTATTAAATATGAATACTGTTCATATTCATTCATATTTTCTAAATTAAACATTTTCTTTATCACCTTTCAAAATAATCTTTAACAAATTTTTCTGCATATACTTCTTCAGGAAAATCCCACATATTTTCCCTTGCGTAATTACTAAGCCTACCAATATTATAACCTTTTTCAACTAAGTTTACAACTAAATCGTGGCTTTCTTTTCTATTTAATCTCAGTACATCAGCGTAACTTTTATTAGGATTATTTTTTATTGCGTTTTGGTGTTGATACCAGTGTCCTAATTCGTGAACAAGACTACTACTTGCTTTATTTGAATAAGCATACATACTTGTTCCATTTATCTGTTGCTCTTTAATAATCTTGTTATTTTCGGCTAAATCAGCCCTTACAAATAAAGTATTGTCTTTTCTATTATAGCTTGCTATAACATACTCTTTACTTTCATTTTTACCAACAATTATAATATTCGGACGTTCTAAACCTTGAATAGACACATGTAAATTATCAAACACTCTATTAATTTGATTATCATAATATCTAATAGATTGCTTCTTATTTTTAACTTCTTTAGAGATAAATAATTTATTATATTCACTACCTATTACTTTGTTAGCTTCAATATTAATCGTCTGTTCTGTTAATTGTCGTTTAAATTCAGTACTTTCTTTATTATATTTTATAGGCGTATTTCTTCTATTCTGAGTATCTCCTAAAACCGTTGGATTCTTTTCTATAAGACTTTTTCTCCCAGTTTTAAATGTCTTTTCTTTAAGTTTTAACTTAGTCTGGAGTTCTTTATCTCCTAATTCTTTAGCTAGTATTTGCTTATCTTTGTTAATTCTAATCTCACGATCAAAAGCTTTTAGTCTTGCTTTATCAAGTGCATTTTGCTTAGCTTCTTCTTCTGTTAAGTGTTGTAAATATTCTGGTAGTTCCGGCTTGTAATTCACACCAACAACAAATGGTGTTAAGTAATGACCACAGTTTATCCCTAAACAACCTCCTGGGCTTCCATATCCATAATCTGGTAAACTCAGCACTCTTTCACCTTTTATAGTTCTTGCAACTCCTTTAGTTACTATCTGATGCTGCAATGGTGCGCATAACTCTCTAGCACTTGACTTAGCGCTATAATAATAGGTGTCGATTCCTAAATCGTCAGCAGGCCTTTCTCTCATTTCTCTATATACTCTGAAAGTAGTAGTTCGTATTACTGTTTGTGCATATCGCTCTACAGTCCACGTCTTACCACCTCTGTCTCTAAAGGCTGTAAATCCTCGCTCATACATTTTCAAGACCGCTTCTGATAATGCTTTTTCATGAGACTTAGTTCCAGAGACTACTCCAGCTACTGCACTTTCCAAAGTCTGCTTGTAATTCTTTTGTAATGCTTTTGGCATCGTAGTATTGATTAGGTTATTAACTTCAAACATCGTTTGCTTAGCTAATGAATTTAAGCTATCTTGAACTAACGGATTAGGAGTTGCATCTGATTTTAGAGCCTGTGCCAATTGTTGATGGCTATCTTGATAGATTTTAAAGCCTTCATTAGCAATTACATCTCTAAACACATCTTCAGCAACTCCGCTATATTTAGAGATTAACTTAACATTTTCTTCTGTGATTAAATGCATATCGTTTAACTTTTCTAACTGCCAAACATAAGGATTATCGATTAAATCAGCTGTTCCTCGTTGCTTAAGTCTTCTGACTATGTTCTTCATTATTTCCATGGATAATTCATGGAATAAACCTTCTACTTCTTTTGACTTTATCCAATAATTACCATCATTATTCTTTATCTCCATAGATTACCTCATCAGCTTCATCTAGGTTCGGTTGTACTTCTTCATTAATCTCATTTAACATCTTACTTGCTTCTTCATCAGTCACCCCTAACACTTTAGAAATGGCATACTGCTTACTAACAATTCCACTTGCTAATGCTTTGACCCAATAATCAAGTTCTGCGTTCCTATCTGTGAATACTCCATCATCTAGGTTAACGGATATATCTTCAAGCTTAGGTATTTCACCGTTGTAAATTCCATGTGCCTTACCTAATTCACAAATAGATACTACAAGCTCTTTGATTGAATGTTCTACTAGTGAAACGATACTATTCCTTAATTGGAATGTATCTGAGTTTTCACTAACAACCTCAGTTGCAGTCTTCATTGTCTTTCCGTCAAAACTAAACATTCCACCACTAACTCCAACTTGCATCTCAAACATTGCTAATCCTTTGTTAATGGCTTTAATGTAATCATCTGCTCTAATAGGTGTAGTTAAATCAACGATTTTATTATCGTCAAGTCCACCACCTATTTGAACAAAAACATTTTGATCAGTTTCAAATCTTCGTTTTGTTACGAACTTATTATCTTTTCCAGCCTGAAATGTCATATTTGTTAAACCATCTGGGACAGCTACTCTTCTTTGTCCCATCTTAATTTCCCACATGAATTCATCATATGTTCTATTAATGAAATCAATTGTTGTTTTAGCATTGTCAAATATTGAAAGACCTAATGGGCTGTTAATATCCTTGTTATTCATTCCTGGTGTTTTCAAGTAAGTAAATAACGGTCTACTTAATCCTTTAATCACAATGTTTTCTTCAAGACTCTCATACAATTCACTTAACAACGTTTGACTACCAATTGTATCTGCATTGTTTGATTTATATAGCTCATTAGTTATCGTTAAGTCTTCATTATTCCATTCGTGGAACTCAATTAAGGTGTAATAAGTGTTAGTTTTACCTTGACTTTTAACTGATTTAGTAATAATTGCTGCACTACTTACATCTTGCATGTTGCTTTGTAACGGTAAAAATACTGGTGCTTGAATGAATGCAATCTTAATAGTTTTACCATCAAAATAAGGTCTCATTGCCATTCCACCTAGCGCTAAACAACTCTCAAGATATCGTTCAAAATTCTTGTTAAATCTGTCATTTAAAAGAATATCGTTAACAAACTCATTAATTGTTTCATTATCAACTGTGATCTCTGCCTGTTCATTATAAACTAAACCTGCTATCTTTTTACAAGCTGTTCTTGCTAATGGTAAATGATTAAACTTCCTTGTGCGCTGTTCTCCGTCTGTGTTAAGGTAGGTAACATCGCTAAACTTGCTCTGGAAGTATGTTAAATTGTTCTTTATTCGATTGTATTCTTCAGAAGATACAACTATCTTCGGATGGTCTAATATGCTTGTTAAACTACCTTGCATTGTGTACTTGCTCCTTTTAAATAAATTCTTAATAATTTGTATAAGCCCCATTCTTGTTACTCCTATACTTTTAATCCTAATAATTTTGCGTTATCCAAAACAAAATACTTAAATTCGTCAACCGTGTGATCATCTTCTTTGATTACTTTCGGCTCAGGTGTCTTAATTGTTTTCTCATCATATCTGTACATTTTGTGTTCTTCAATGAATATCTTATTATTTTCGTTATCCAAATAAAAAAATCTTCCCTGCGCTAATAAGCTTACAACCATATCAATCATGGTTTGATTTTTTCTTTTCGCAACAGGATTCCATCTAACACCAAAATCTTTAAAATACTGATTCCTTAATGCTCCCTCTGCACTATCTATTGTTAATTTGATAGTGGGGACATTATACAGTTCTTGCACGCTAGAAATAAAATCATTAATCATTACCGTTAAATCACTAGGTGCAGCTTTAACAGCTCTTCCTGCTGGAGAATAATAAAACGTGTCTAATAGAATAACATTTCCTTTAGCTGTAATTCCATAAGCACCGCAAGCAGTCGCACTCTGTTGATGTCCTGTATCTAGTGCATACGATATTCCCATGATTTTATCATTGCTAGGTAATTCTTGTAATGGATGAAAACACGCCATATTGTAGACATTATTCCCTATTCCTACTGGTTTACCTAAATATATATAAAGATAATAATCATAGTCATTCTCTTTTATCCTATTAATATCTGCTAACATTTGATTAGTAACAAATCCTAATTCATCGTTTAAATAGCTTGATTCATGCACCAGGTAATTCTCAACTGTTTTCATCTCCTCACTCCACTCATTAATCCATGCATAAGGATTTCTAGGTGGATTATAGCTCCAGAAAAACTGCACAAAAGGTATTAATCTGTGTTTCTGTCTCATAAATGTAATGTTTGTTTGGTCGAATTCCTCCTGGCTGTCAAACTCGGCGGCCTCTTCATACCATACAGCTATGATATTGTTAATATCGTTTGATTTTAACTTTTGGAAGTCATCTGCGCCATAGAAATAAAAGCTTGATCCGGTTCCTTTATGTGTAATTTTAAAAGGAGATACTGTGCTTTTAAATGAATCTGTTAAGCCATACATATTTATGGCCCAATTTATCTTATTAAAGACACTATCTCGAATTGTGTTAGCAACTTTTCTAATTACAACTACATTAGCTTTTTCACCTTTAGCAATCATTTTCGACATATCTTTAACTAATTTTAAAGCTATTACAGAAGATTTAAAGCTGTTCCTACCGC